TCAACACTCCCGAAAAGCTAATAGAGGACGCTAAGAAGAAAGCATACTGGAGACTTGGCGTGATTGATACGGATAACGATCCTGCTTACCTGGAGGCTTGCAAAGAGATTGAAATGAATAGTATCTTCGATGACATACCGCGCGAGAAAAGGTATATCGAATTTGAGATAGCTAGGGATCAGGAGGCTATTGATTCAGTAAAGAACCGAGTACCAATTTGGAGAGAGTTTTTAAACATGCTACCAAAATGAAATCACAAGTCGAAACACTACGCGACCACCTATTGACAGGGAGGCCGATAGACAGGGTGATTGCTTTTAATTTGTACGGGATCGCAGACTTAAGGAGTCGCTTGTCGGACGTAAAGAGGGAATATAATTTAGTCCCTGATCGTAGGACGAAACCAAAAAAGAAGTACCTTGAGTATCAAATGAATCAATATGGCAACAAAAAGTAGTTCAAAAGACAAGACAAAGGTTCATCCCTATGTTGTTGATGCAAAAAATATTGATGAACAATTAGGCAGAAAGTACCAATGGGAAACAGCTAAGATCATTCGAGAAAATGGAACTATAAAAATTATCAGAAAATTATCAGACGAATAATGAAACAATTCACCGAAGAAACCGCGACCCGAAACGTATTGATAGGCGCGTGTATTGGAGCCTTGGCTATTATTATTTATCTTACCCTAAAATTTATTGCATGACAGACAAAGAAACAGCCGAACGAAGGCGAAAAGCAACGGAGCATCTAAACAGTAAGAAGGTGCTGAAAGAGGTTTATCTATGGGTAACTTTAACACTTGTCGGCATTGCCGGAATCTGTTTAGCCCTTATCTTTGGGCCGAGAATAGATGACTTTTTCACTGAGTTGCGCTGGCAGTATCAACTGGTATCAACTTTACTATTTCTTACTATTCTAGGGATTTACATTAGACACAAAACAAAATGACAATCAAAGGAACAATCAAAGGCCAAGGGTTTAACTACAAATCATTCCAAGGAAAGACAAACGCGCAAGAAACTAAGGATTATTGGGTGACGTACAAGAACGGGAACTATGAGAAAGAAGTAGTTTTAACCGCCTGGAACGGAACCATTGCAGAAATGGAAAACGCTATTGGTGAAAAGACTTTTAGCGTAGAACCTACATCAAGAGAATACAACGGTAAGACTTACACAAACATTAAGGTATGGAAGGTCGCGTAAAACGTTACTACATGGAATGGGCCTTCGTTGACGGCCTATGGATGCAGTTTATAACCTACATCTCACCAACGGAAGAACTATGGACTTACGAAGCGGGAGGTAAAGAGTGTAACTATCACAGGCATATTTAATTTTTTAACCTACCCCGATATTTTTTGCGTGTAGTTTGCACGTTCGGGATTTTTAGTAAATTTGATAAACCAAATACCAATATGAATTACTCCCAATTCTTAGAGTCAAAACGGCATACGTCCCAAGATTACGGGATTGATGTACACTACCTTCCCGATCAAATGTTCGATTACCAAAAGTACGTGTCAGAGTACTTAATTAAGAAAGGCCGCGCGGCTTGTTTCCTTGATACCGGACTAGGTAAAACAATCATTGAATTAACAGTAGCTCAAAACTACGTAGAGAAAACAGGCAAGCCAGTGTTAATCATTACCCCGTTAGCCGTTGCCTTTCAGTTTATTAAGGAGGCTAAGAAGTTTGATATCGTTGACATTGAATACTCCAAAGAGGGCAAGTACAAATCTAAAATAGTAGTGTGCAATTATGAGAGATTGCACTACTTTAACTCGTCAGACTTTGACTGCGTTTTGTTGGATGAAAGTTCAATCCTCAAAAACTTTGAAGGCGCAATTAAAACCGAGGTAACCACTTTCCTAAAAAAAGTAAAGTATCGGTTTCTATTCACTGCAACACCTTCTCCGAATGATTACATAGAACTAGGGACCAGTAGCGAGGCTTTGGGGTATCTTGGTTATACTGATATGCTTGGTAAGTTCTTTAAGAACAACAATAACAACACAGTAAAAATAGGGCAAGTCGCTCAGGCTCGTTTAGGTATGGAGTGGTATTTAAAGCCACACGCAGAACGCGACTTCTGGAAATGGATTTCTAGTTGGTCCATATCTTGCCGTAAACCTTCTGACCTTGGGTTCAGTGATGATCGTCACACCCTCCCCGATCTAATCGAAAATAAGACAATAGTTAAAAACGTTTCTCCGCTTGCCATCAACGGGCAAACATCTATGTTTAACTTCCCCGCACAAAACTTTAGAGAGATTAAGGCAGAGGTTCGCGCTACCATTCACCAACGTTGTGAGATGGCTGTACAACTTGCCAACCATCACGAAACGTCAGTTTATTGGGTTAATCTAAACGATGAAGCCACTATAGTAAATCAGTTGGATAAGGATGCTATTGAGGTCCGTGGTTCTATGGACATCGATAAGAAAGAGGATATACTAATGGCTTTCTCGAATGGAGAAATAAAGAAGCTAATCACAAAGACTTCTATAACCGCGTTCGGTCTAAACTGGCAACACTGTAACCATACTACCTACTTTCCTACTTATTCATATGAGCAATACTACCAGGCGATAAGAAGGTTCTATAGATTTGGTCAGTATCGAAATGTTTTTGTAGATTTGGTTTTAAGTGATGGCCAGACTAAAATAATGGAAAGCCTACAAGTAAAAAAAGATAAAGCCGTAGATATGTTTAAAAAGCTATCTGCAAATACCAATTCAGTTTACGAAATACAAAAGAGAGAATTTAACAAACCATTAACCTTACCTTCCTTCCTATGATTAAAGATCAAGTAATTGCCGAAAACTACGCTTTGTACCTAAGCGATTGTATGTACGTCCTTCCAACGTTGCCAGATGCCAGCGTTGACCTATGTGTTTATTCACCTCCTTTTGCAGGGCTTTACAACTATTCAAGTAGTGAAAATGATTTTAGCAACTGCGAAACGAGGGATCAATTTTTAACCCAGTACGATTACCTTATTGCTGAACTTGCAAGGGTTACAAAACGAGGCCGTATAAACGCGGTACACGTTACCGAGGTAGTTGATAACAACGGTTCGAGCTGGGACTTTCCTCACGAAGTAATTAAGCTACACGAGAAAAACGGCTACATATACAAAGGGCGTATTACTATTTGGAAGGAGCCTTTAAAAGTTCGGATGCGTACAATGGTTAAATCATTAATGCATAAGTTGATCGTGGAGGATGCTACCCAATGTTTCCCAGCCCAACCCGATTACCTTTTATTGTTCAAGCGCAAAGGGGAAACAGAAGTTCCGGTTATTCATCCTTTTGGATTGGAACAATACTTTGGTGAGACTCCTATACTACCAAACATTTTAAGAGCCTGGAACAATGCCAACAACACAAACTTAAACGAGGAACAGCTTTGGGACCATCTGCAAAAGATTAACGAAAGCGATAAGATCACTAAAATGAATCACTACATCTGGCAGCGTTACGCTTCAAGCGTTTGGGATGATGTTCGGATTGAAAACGTTTTACCTTTCAAAGACTCAAAGGACCCCGAAGATGAAAAGCACGTACACCCGTTGCAATTAGATGTTATTGACCGCGTGGTTGATCTTTGGTCTAATCCTGGAGAGGTAGTGCTAACTCCTTTTATGGGTGTAGGTAGTGAGGTCTACAGCCCTGTATCAATGGGGCGTAAAGCGATTGGTATTGAGTTAAAAGACAGCTACTTTAAACAGGCAGTAGCTAATTCTAAGGATGCAGAAAGAAGGTTTAAAAACCTAAAACAATTGAGTTTAATATAGTACATTTACATCGCTGAACGGGTCAGCGCGTGATTGCAGCACGTATAAAGAACTTTTTAATTCCCTCACGGGGGAGGCAACTGCAAGGCCGAACTCGTGAGGGATTTTTTTGTTATGGCTAAGGATAAAAAATCATTTGTTCTTTATTGCGACCAAAAAGGTATTTGGGATAAGCTTGATGATGCTCAGGCTGGTAGGCTAATTAAACACGTTTTAGCTTATGTTAGTGATGAAAACCCAACTGCACCTGATTTTATTATTGAATTAGCATTTGAGTCAATTAAACAGCAATTAAAGAGAGATTTGAAAAAGTGGGAGAATCAATATAATCAACGGGTTGAGGCTGGCAAAAGGAGTGCTGAAATTCGTAAACATAATGCAACGGTCGTTGACGGTGGTTTAATTTCGTCTACTGTTAATGTAAATGATAATGTAACTGTAATAAATAATAGCGCGGATAAATCCGCTACGTTAGAGTTTAGAAAGGATGAGTTTTACAAATCACTAATACCATATACCCAAAAGTACGGGAAGGATATGCTCAGGGCTTTCTTTGACTACTGGACTGAGGCATCCCCAAAAGCTAAGAAGATGCGTTTTGAGAAACAACCTGCTTTTGAGATACCGTTAAGGCTGGCAACATGGGCGAAACGTGGAGGCATAGAACCACAAGATAAAAAGGCTGATTACTCATACGCTGAGAACATGCGCGATATGCGTAAAGAGGAATGGGAGAAGCTATTCAGGGGTAAGTTAGAAACAGACAACGACTTTAGAAAACACTTTGGATATGAAGAACTATGAACTAGTAGAACAATGGGCGGCCACCATTCAATCAGAACCAGGCTACAACGAACTTTTAGCACTTAAGGCGAAGTATCCGTGGTTGAAATGTGAAAAGGCATTAGACACGCTTAAAACGCTTTCTAATGACCTGCCTAAAATTGTACTAATTTTGAAGCACCAAGAGAAACAGAACGCTATACACCGAAAGTATATCGAGTTGAACGGATTAGCAGATACTTCAATAATTGAGGCCATTACAAATAAATACGGTTTATGATTGACGTACTTGCTCAGGACCTTGCTAGTTCATCACAATTCTATTCAACTGCTTTAGATCATAAGGATAGGCTTATTGAGGGGTTTAACCGAGGAAAGGAACCTGGGGAGTCTTCCGGCATTTTTCAGCTAGACAATCATTTTACGATCAGAAAAGGCTTTATGTATTGTTTTACCGGATGGCCTGGTTCTGGTAAGTCAGAGTTTTTGACACAGTTAGCCATTATTCAGGCATCAAAGAAGAACCGTAAAACAGCGATTTATAGCCCAGAAAGTTACCCAGTGGAGGATTTTATTGATAGCGTGGTACATTGCTACTTAGGTAAAACTACTGATAAACGGTTTCCGAACGTATGCAGCGAGAAAGAATACATACAGGCCATTGAGTTTGTGGATAAGTTCTTTTACTTCTTGGATTGGAAAGAAACACCGGACGTATTTAAAGTCATTGAGGCTTTCAAGTTTCTCAATAAAAAGGGTGCAGAGTTCTTTATCGTTGACCCGTTCAATTCACTTGTAACTGATGGGGAAAGCTCCAACCTAGCGGTAGCCATAAAGAACAACCTGACAAACTTCAAGCGGTTCACAAGTCAGAACAAAGTTATAACTTGTTTGGTAGAGCATCCTAAAACCCCAACAGAACCAAAAGAATACGATAACATTCCAAATAACAGAAACCTATTTGGCGGTACGATGTGGTGGAATAAGGTCGATGTAGGTGTATCAGTTCATAGGCCGAACCGGAACGATAAACATGACGATCAGGTAATCATTCAGACCTGGAAGGTTAAGAACCAACATTTGAACGGAACGCCTGGAGATGTGATAATTCATTACGATTTTAAAACCCGTCAATACTTTGGTGATAGGCAGAAAGTAAAAGAACCACCAATAAATTTTAAGCCATTTTATGAGAAAGAAGATACACCGTTTTAGAAATTTCCTTAGCTTTGAAGAGTGGTTAAGACAATGACAAGCAGCGCGCGCGGGGGTGAGTTTACGATTGTGGTTAAGAGTTTCTCATTGCTGGCATCGAGTGATGCAAACCCCGCGCTTAAATTAAAGATTATGGAAAAGATAGAAAG